AGCAGAGACACCCCGGCCTGTGTGAGCGGGTCGGCCCCAGCCTCTCGAGACGCACCTCCCGCAAGTCCAGCGCCGACAGATGCCGCGAGCTGCTGGCCGGGATTTGCCGCCAGCAGTTGCCCGAGCTTGCCGGTCATGCCCGGCAGCGACGACATCGCACCACCAGCGCCCATCGTAGCCGCAGACCCGGACATCAGCCTGGTGGCATCGCCAACCACGCGCTCGGTCTCGTTGCGCGGCGACGGCAGCCCAATCTTGTCCGCCAGCCACGCCGCGCTTTCCCCAAGAGGAGCGGCTTTCACGCCAGCCAAGCTCATTGCCGCACGGATTGGCTCGGTGACAATCTGCGCCGCCTGCGCCGGTCCTTCGATGGCATAACGAGCAGTCAGCCCCACCTGTCGCGGGATGTCGGAGAGCGCGCGTCCTGCGCGAACAACAAACGGCGTATCCGGCTCGGCAAGTTTTACATCTGACTGCGTGCCGGTCTCATCGTCCACCAATACAAGCCGCGCCATTTAGTCTTCCACCCTGTATTTCTTGCCGTTCTTGGTGACGTAGTAGCTGCCGTCCGCTTCTAGCCTAGCGGCAACGCTGCTGCCGTCATCGAGCTTCACGATGCGGCTGAATGGCTTGATAGGCAGGCGTGCGTTCTGCGGGACTTCCGCAAGAATCCCGGCTATTGCCGTCTCTCGAGCCTTTCTCTTAAGCGCAATGGTTTGCGGAGAATCGCCGGCCTGCGGGAAATACTGTCGTTCCGCGTTTGCAAATTCATCCCGGTTGATAACGGCTCCGGACTCCCTTCGCAGCACGGCGTTGATGAAGTCCCTTTGCGCCTGTTCGACCATCTGCTGGTCCGAGCTTTGCGTCCAATTCGTGAGGTTGGACAGTTGATTGCCAATGAACGGCACCGAAGACGCGGCTGCGTTGATAGCCCCTGGTCGGACAACGCCGACTTTTGCGAGCGCATCCAAAGTCGCATGGGCCTCTGCGGCTCGAGTGCCGAACAGGTTGGCCTTGGCCTGCGCGTCCGTGACGGGTCGCTCTGCGGCCGGCCCTCCTGGGATTGGCTCCAGCTTTCCGTCCGCTGTCCACCGGTAGCCACTTGGCGCTGCTCTTCCCTCGGCCTTGTCCCAGTTAAGCCTGTCGCGTGCAAGCGCATTACTTGCCCATCCCCGAGCCGATGCGTCCCGCTCGGCGGGGCTCATGTTGATGGTGAACTCACCCTTTGATGTCAGCGTCACGGGGTCGATGAAAGAGGTCTTGTCCCCTTGGTTGACGGACATCGGCTGCTTCCATTGCAGCATCCCTTCGCCGACACGGTTGCCGAACTTGTCGTATTGCACCGTGATAGGTCGACCTTGCGGGTCAACCGTTTCGATTGTTCGCGCCACCTCTGGCTTGCCCCAAGCGGCAGACTCTGCCAGCGCTTTGACTTGCTCAACAGGCAGCCCTTCTGCAATCAGCCGCTGATAGGTTTGCGGGTTCATCGGCGGCACCTGCCCAACCATGTTTGCGGCGTCATTGGTCGGCCCGCCAGACATAGAAACGGCTTGTGCGCCAGTCACCGGGGAAAACACGGAGCGGATAAGTTCTTCCCGCCGCCGCTGTTCTGCGCGCGCGCGCTCTTTCTCGGCCTGCTCCCCGAGCCGGATGTCACGCGCAACCGCTCGGTCCTCGGCGGCGCCCTGAAGCGCGGCCATCTGCGCCTGGCGGTACTCCTGCATCAGCTTGCGCTGCTCCTCCTCGGCCTTCTGCGTGCGATACATCTGCGCCACACCGGCCATGCGTTGACCAAGCGATGCCGGCGTAGCGGTCGGGCCGGCAGCAGCAAGCAGGCCCAGCCCGAGCATCCCCTCGTCGCTGTTGAATACGTCGAGCAGTCCCATCAGAGCAGTCCTTGCGGGTTACGGGTCAGGTCTTGCCAGTTCAGCGTGCCGTAGTTGGTGCGCTGCGGTGCTTGGAAGTTGAACGTCGGCGCACTCGGCGTGCCCGTGCGCGAGTAGGGGCGGAAGCTGTTCACCGCACCAAACACCGACGGCAGGATGCCGTTGGCAAACCCGTCGATGCCGCTGAACACGTTCTGGTAGGCGTTTTGCTGCAAGCTGCTGAACGGGTTCGCCTGGTAGTCGCGCTGGAGCGCTTGGCCTCGAGCGATGTTGTCCTTAATCCAGTCCTGCGCCGGCCCCCACGGCTCGCGCTGACTGGTGCTTGTGGCCGAACGGTCACCGCTGGTGGCTGCGCCAACGGCCGCGCCAAGAAGGCCGGCGGCTTGCCCGGCAGTTAAGCCGGTCCCCAGTACCCCAGCTCCGGCGGTCCCTGCTCCAGCCGCTCCGGCACCACCAGCGCCCGCAGCTCCTGCACCACCAGCGGCTCCAACAGTACCCGCCCCTGTCGCGCCGCCCGCGCCCCCTGCTGCGGCTCCGGTGCCGGCGGTCGCCGCGCCCTCCGACAGCAGGCCCGTCTCAAGTCCCGCCATCGTGCCGGGAGACATTCCTGCGCCTGCACCGCCCGCCCCGCCAAACAGCCCCGCGCCTGCGCCCATCGCGCCCAGCACCGCGAGCGGGCCAATGGTGTCCAGGTTCTCAAAGTAGAAGCCTTGGTCGCGCTCGCCCTTTCGGAACTGAACGTCCTTCAGGTTGCCGTCTCTGTCGTAGATGCCTTCGTACATCCCATAGACGCCGCCGCCAAAGTTGGGGTCAAACATGGAGGTCAGCGCGCGCGAGTAGCCACCGTCGGCCGACCGCAGCTCGCCCCCGGAACTATCGGTGTAACGAACCGGGTCGTACTCGTGGATGCCGCCGGTCTGCGTAATCGCACCGATGTTCTGAATGCCTTCAAGGCCGCGCAGGTAGGCCAGCGCTTCTTCCTGCGTCATGTCATAGAGCGACTTCATGTTCGGTCCTTAAAGCGCGTAAACGAATCCGCCCATCCCGTCCGGGACAAGCGCAGTGCCAGCGGCGGTTCCGGCAGCGCCGTATCCGAGGCCGGGGCCTGCAATACCGGGGTCCATCGACCGGCCGATGGCGCCGCCAAGCTGGTAGCCACCTATTGCGCCCATCAGCGGGTTGCCGAAGTACGGAGTCGTGGCCGACCCCGTGCCGCCAAGCCCGCCAGCCGCGTTGGCCGCGCCGGCAAATCGCGTGTAGTAGTCGAGCGGCGTGTTCTGGATGTTGTTGCCCGCCGTCACCCCGCTGCCCTCGTAGCCCATCATCCGGTCGTAAGCGTTCAGGCCGAAGTTGCCCATCGCAATCGTGTTGGCCACGTTGTCGTTGGCAATAGCTCGGTCGAGGCCTGCGTAGTTGTAGCCAAGATTGCCCATGCCGAGGTTGTAGGTGGCGTCCGACGCATAGCGACTTGCCGCAGCACTTTGGTCCGAGCCGTACCGAGAAGCGTCGGCCGAGGTGCGCGCGTTGGTCATCGACGCCTCTGCGCTGCGGTCCGCGCCGTACATCGACGCCTCTGCGCTCTTGTCGTAGCCGTAGCGCGAGGTCTCGGATTGCATTCCGGCGATGTCCTTCTGGTTGGTCAGGCCCGCGTAGCCCAGGTCGCGGTTAATGTCCTGACCGCGCATCGCCGTGCTGGCGTTGACGTCAGTGCCGTAGCGCGCGGTCTCGGCGTTCAGGTTGGCAATGTCTTTCTGATTCCCGAACCCCGCATAACCCAGCTCTTTGGTCACATCCTGGCCGCGCATGGTGGTCTCGTTCTGCATCCGCGCGATGTCCTGCGCGCTGCGGCGATTCGCATCGCTCTCGTAGGCCGAGCCGAACAGCTTGGCTTGCGCGTTCACGATGTCGCGGTTCAGGCCCTGCTGCGCCAGGCCCTCGGCGATGCCCTGCCTCGAGCCGCCGTAACCGCCCGCCGCAACCGCTCCCGAGCGCACCTGCGGGGCCACGACGTTCAGGTAGTTCTGTGTTGCGTCCTGTGCAATGCCTTGCGCCTGCTGTTGCAGGTACGGGTTCGGCTGATAGCCGCCGCCATAGGGCTGATTGCCGTAGGGCTGAAGCTGATTGCTGCCGTAGGGCTGCGGCTGGTACTGCTGCGGCTGATAACCCTGCTGCATGGGCATCTGCTGCATCCCTTGCTGCATGGGCATCTGCCCAGGTTGATAGCCTTGGCCGAATCCCAGATTGGGACTGTAGTTGTTCTGCATCGTCTGTTACCCCAAAAATCTCCACGCACCGCCCCGATAGGCGTACACACCGGCACCGCTACCCGGATTCCATGTGGTGCCGTCAGCCATCACCAGCATTCCCTCGCGCAGCTTTGTCGGCGCCGCGTACAGCGTCTTGAGCATCAGGTACTCCTGCGGCTCGGACAGTTGCAGCGCCAGACGCTGAAGCTCGCGCTGTACCGCATCGGACAGCAGGGCCGCATCGCGCGGCAGAACCAGTGGCTGGTACATCAGTATTTGCCCTGCACGACGTAATCAATGTCGTAGCTGCGGACCTTCCAGGTGGCATCCGCCGTGCTGTAGAAGCGCACCGCCAGAAACCGGCCGGTCGCAAACGTGTCCGCCTTGTAGGTCGAGCCAATGACATACGGGACGGCCGTGGACCATGTGTAGCCGGTCTCGACATCCATCGACCCGCCGACTTGGATGTAGACCGTCTGGCCCGTCACCCCGTCGATGCGCGGGTAGATAGCGCGGATGGTCTTGACCGCACTCTGGTCGCCCAGCGCGATGCCGGTGCGCTCAAGCGTGGCGGTGAACGAGGTGCCGGCAAACGTGCTGGAGGAGTCCACCGTGACAATCTTGGGCGCAGCCGTGCTCAGAAACAGTTGCTTTTCCGATGGCATGACCGCCATCGCGCCCCAGTCCGACGCATCGCTCGACCAAGCCGACGAGTCGGCCGACCACGCATCGTTGTAGATGTTGGCCGACTGCGCGACCGCCCCGTAGGTGGCGTTCTGGAGGTCTCGCGTTGACCAGACGTTTTCGCGCCAGTTCCAGATAAGCGCCTTCGTGCAGGTGACGTTGTTGTCCGCAGGAAAACAAATCCACACCTCGTTCTTGGCCGGGTTGGTGGCCACGAACGAGCGCGTGTAGTACGAACTGTTGATGGTCGAGAACAGCCAGCGCTTGAGCCTGCCGGTGATGATGGACTCAGGCTCGCCACCGCGGTGCGTGACCACATCGCCAGGCGTGAGCACCACATGGCCCACGGGCGTGTCCACCATGCAACCCGCAGCCAGAGCGCCGTAGCTGCCCGGAATCCGCTGGAACTGCCAGATGAACGCGCCGCCGATGTACGTCATCGCGTACATCGAATGCTCTTTGTAGATGATGTTAGTGCCGCCCAAGGGCAGGCAATCAATCAGGAAGTCCGAGGTCTCGGCTAGGTCCACCTCACCGGCATCGACTGCCGGGTTCGTCTCGTCCCAGCTCGCTGGAATCGTGCCGGGGTCAGCGGTGTGCGACCACTTGACCATGTGCGGGTAGCGCGTGCCAGACTTGGTGACATCCAGCGCCACTAGATAGTTCTTGAACGGGCGCAGAGACGCCGCCTTCCAGTTGGCGCTCCACCCGGTCAGGCTGGCCAGGTTGGTGGCCACGTTGCCGCCCCAGTAGGTCGGAACGTCCACCCCGTTGTTCATCACCAGCACACCGTTCAGCGTGCCGCCGGTCCATCGGTCCCCCGTGCCGCCGGTCGGTGCAGTGCCGGTGATATCGGTTCGGGTGGTGCCGTCATCGACATACACCGCCGCAATGCCGGCGTGGACGATGAACCGTGAGGCCGAGGTGTTGTACGGTGCGATGTAATACGGCGTGACCGCAGGCGTATCGAACACTTGCGTGTCGCCAAGCGCACGCCAGGCGGCCCCCTCAAGGAACCGGATGTTCTGAACGCTCGACCACGCAGACGGGTCCAGCTCGTGCGGCGGCTGGTCTGCGATGAACCCGGCCTTGCCGACATCCTTGATGGTGATGAGCGGCATCAGTACACCTGAAGGTAGAACGACTGCATCCAGTTAACGCCGCCGTCTGTCATGCCCACCGTCACATCCGCAGGCGCGCTGTTGTAAATCTTGTAGCGCAACTGCTGAAAGCCGCTGGTGTTGGATACGGTGGCGTCCTGCGTCGGCGAGAAGGTCACCGTGCCGAACGAGTTGTTCACCGTATACCCGGCGACAACGACCAGCGGTGTCGCCCCGGCGCTTGCGGTCACCGTCTGATTGGCGGGCGCGCTGGCGCTGATTTCTCCGTTGGCCCCGGCCACGGTGAAGGCGTTTGCGGGGACGTTAGGACGCAGCACGATGAGACACTTGTTCTCCCAAAGACCGCCATTCATCCCGCTGACGGATGAGCCGGCATCACCAGAGACCAGAATCTTTGCGCTGCTGTTTTGCCTGCTGACGGTTCCCGCATCGTTGCGGATAGCCGTCCACCCGGAAGGCGTCACGGAAGTCGGCAAAGATGAGGAGTTGCTGGCAACGTCATACAGGATGGCCACATCGCCCGGCTGCGCGCTGGCCGGGATGGTGATGCCCACGGATTCGGACGTTGCGGACGCAACGAACGACAGCGCATATGGCCGGGAATTGGCGGCCAGCAGGTTGATGACGAGCGGGTCCATCAGTTCGTGTAGTTGACGGCCGCAGAACCGCGCCACCGGGTGCCGGAGTCGTCGGTGATGAACACGAACAGGTGCGTCTTGCCCGTAGTCAGGCTCGGCGCGATGTCGCCTGGCCACTTCACCGCAGCCGGCCAGGTCACCGTGCCGGAGGTGTGGGTCAGCTCCAGCACGAAGCCATACGCGCCCGAGGGCGCATTGCTAAACGTGAACGTGGAGTTCCCGTTGATGGTCTTGGTGAAGTAGGTGCCGGCGCTGCAATCCACATCGAGCGCGGCCATCGCCGTGATGGTCCCGGCAATCCGCGCTCGTGCGTTGATTTGCGTCTGAATGGCCGAGGTCACCCCGGCCACATAGTTCAGCTCGGTGTGCGTCGGCGTGACCGCGTTGCTGATGTTCGGGAACGTCGCTTTGACGGTGGATTTGATAAGCCTGAGATGGTCATCGCCCTGCGACTTGGGGTCGCTGGACGCAGGGTTGGACGCATTCAGGTCGGAGATGTAGGTGCCAGTCTCGAGAGCCATCAGAGTGCCTTCACTCGCAGCGCGGAGCCGCTGTATTGCGCCCGCTGGTCAGCGTCTTGCAGCTTGGCTACTTCCTGCGCGTACTTGGACTCCCACAGACCGGCGCGCTCATCGTTTTGCGTGAACGGCGCAGCCTCGGCCAAGGTGGCGAACAGGTAGACGCCAGGGTGATTGGTCAGCAGCCAGTTGGTGTTGACCGACGACAACGGGTCGATGCGTTTGTAATAAGACGCGGTGATGGTGTACGCCGAATCCGGCGTCGGCCCGAGCACCACGTTTGTCCCGGCGATGCTGTAATGCACCGGGATGCCGGTGTAATTCTCGTCGTACTTGGTCCCGAGGTACTCGTAGGACACAAACGCCAGCGCGCGCGTCGGGTCGGTGTTCAGCGTGAGGTTTTCAAACTCCAGAAACCCCGTCGGCACCGCCACCGTGTTGGTGCCCGCTACGCAGGTGAGCGTGGCCGTAGCGACCTGGCTGGACAGCCGCAAGTCGCGCGCAATGCGCGCCTCGGCCAACGACACAAGGTCGGGGATGATGCTGGTCAGGTCCGTGCGATGCAGCCAGGACGCAACCGATGTTTGCAGGTCGCTATAGGTGGACAGACTCAACGCAGACCCCCGACGACGCTAGGTTTCCAGACCCGAAACGCCGCCAGCGCCGGGTCGTTGATGAGCGCGTGCTTGTGTTCTTGGCTGGCGGAGAACTCGGCAAAGCTGATGCCGCGCTCGTTGCAGTAGCGCTCGACAAACACGAAAGGGATGGAGGCCGCGTGCCGCATCTCGCTTGAGCCGTGGATGCCCTCGTTGGCCAGGCGCTTGGTCATTTCGGCAATCGGCGTGGCGTCTTGCACCGTGCCGGTCACCAGCGCGCCGTCCTCGAGTGCGACCACCGTCTGCGTGCCGTCCGGGTTGTGGATGACTTGTTTCATGCGCGCCAAATAAAAAAGGGGGGCCGAAGCCCCCCGAGAACTGCCAAGAAAACGACTTAGGCGATGACGTAGTGGATGTAGACGCTACCCACCAGTCCGGCGGTCGATGCCGCTCCGGTGCCAGTGATGAACTGGCTGGAGGTCATCTTCTGCACGGCCTTGCCGTTGGTGCCGGCGTCGGCCAGGTTGTCCACGACCTTCTCCGTGCCCCCGGCGGCGTAACCGTCGATGAGGTTGTCCGCAGAGGTGGTTCCGTTGGCCGCAACCCCAAAGTCCACCGCAGCAGCGCCTGTGGACTTGGTGGTGATGTCAATCTGGAACCGGGTGACGATGATGCTTTGGCCTTCCGGGTTGGCCCACGAGAACAGCGCGCCGCCCGTGGTGCCCGTCACGCCCGCCAGCGCCACCTTCGCCACCTTGACAGCCTTGTAGCCGCCACCGACCGCGAGAGGCACCGAGGAGGTGCTGTCTTCCACAAACTCAACGCCACCATCTGCGCGTTGCCTGATTTGAGTACCCATGCCTTACTCCAAATGAAGAGGGGGGCCGAAGCCCCCCTGGTTACTCTCAGGCCAGGTCGTAGATGGCGCCGTGAGCCTTGGGCGCACGGCATTCCATCGCGTACTCAACCACAATCATCCGGCGCTCGGAGTCACCCGTCTTGGCCAGTTCCGTGGTCTGGAACGGACGCAGATAGGCCACCGCCAGCTTGTCGGTCTGGAGCAGGAACACATCCGAGGTCGCCATGAAGCGGTTCGGCACCGCCTCCAGCGTCCCGAAGTCGCCGTAGTAAAAGTCGATGGCCGCATACAGCTTGGCGTCTTCCGACTTGTCAAAGCGCGTCGAGTTGCCCGAGAAGGTCGAGAACACCTGCTTGATGGCCGGCGGCATCATGATGACGTCCGGCTCACCACCGTTGGTGTAGCACTGCTGAAGCACCGACTTCATCAGCGTCTCGGTGAACGCACGAGTGGTGCCGGCGGTGTAGCCGGTGTTATTCGTGTAGCTCGCCAGAGTCGCATCTGCGGCCTTGCTGTTGTTGTCCACCACCCAACCACGCAGACCACGGGACTTGCGCGGCGACGTTGCGAGAACGTCGTTCTGCGTCAGGCCGCGTTCCATGTCGCGCTTAATCTCGGCCGAGGCCAGCGAGAGCTGATACGCCAGCTCGTCCTTGCGGCCCGCCGGGTTCATGTTCTGCTGCGAACCCGAGACCTGGACGGTCTTGGTCGAGATTTGCGTGCGGTTGTTCAGACGCACCGTCGGGGTGACGGTCTTGTTGGTGGCGTCGTCGCCTTCAGCCTGCGCGTTGTCCGCAGCCGAGGCGAGTTCCTGCACCTGCCATTCATGGAGGGTGTTGGTAGCCTTGGCCTTAGACGCCAGGTTCAGAACCGGGGTCTGGGTGGGGCTGATGCGGTAGATGACATCGGTGAGGTCTTCACGGTTGCCAATCGCCGCAGTCGTCAGAAAAGTATTGCTGGGGGCTGCCATTTCAGGTCGTCCTTAAAGAAGGGAAGCGAACACCGCAGCGGCGTCCTCGACTCGTCCACTCTTGGTAAGTCGCTGGAACGCGCTGGCGCGCCGGTCAAGGCCGGGGTTGGCGCCGTTGCCGGGTTGCTGGACCTTGGTCGGCAAGTTGCTGACCTTCTTCTGAGCGGCCTGCGCCTTGCTCATCATCTGGTCGTACATCATTGCCTTCCGGGCCATCAGCACCGCACGGGCATCTGCCACGCTGTTCACTGATTGCTCGTCGTAGCCCTGCGACTTGAGGTATTCCCGAAGGGCTGTCTTTTCGGCCTTCGCCTTCTCTGCGTCCTTCCACTCCGGCAGCTTGGCGAGGAGTTGCTCCTGCTGCGCCTGAAGGTGGCCTTGGTACGCTCGAGCCTGCTCGGCCTGCATCTGGCCCGCGAGCTGCTGTTGAGCCACGAGGTTTTGCTGAAGCGCTGCTTGTCTCTGTTCCCAGAGGTGCCGCTCTTTCAGGTATGCCTGCGGGTCGTTTTCCAGCAGTTGCTGCCAGTCGATGTTTTGTTGTTGCGCCAGTGCGCCTTCAATCTGCGCCTGGAGCTTTTGCAGGTTGCCGGCGTACTGTTGACGCTCGGCCAGCGCCTGCTGACGCTCCGCCTCCGCTGCCTTGCGCTCTTCGGCCACCTGCATCGTCTTGCGGGTGTAGTCCGCTTGGCGCTGGTAGCCGTTCTTCAGTTCGCTCAGAGGAACCTGAACGTCTTTGCCATCGACCTTGATGGTGACGAGCGGGTCTTCTTCCTGCGATTCTGTGGACTCTTCGGCGGTCTCTTCCTGCTCGGCAGGTTCTTGCTGCGCCTCTTGCGGTTCTGCGGGCTGTTCGCCCTCTTCCCGGTCGATGAGTTCCGCGAACGCTTGTGCTGCGGTGTCGGTGTTGAGGTCGGTGGATTCCGTTGCCGGATTGTCCATTGGGGTTCCCAAATGAAAAAACCCGCCGAAGCGGGTTTTGCGCGCAACAAAAAAGCCCGCACTAGGCGGGCTTGCTTTGACGGGTTACGCGGCCGTCAAAGTTCGATGTAAGAGGCGTCGGCTACCTGGACTCGTTGGTCTCCACGCAGCACGCGCACGTTGCCGTTGTCGGTGTGCAGCAGCTCGCAATCGGGCGACGGATGCCAGACGGTGCGGACATCGCCGCAGGCCATCTGCCTGGCAATCACTCGGCCGGCGAAAGCGCTCCAGTCATCCGCTTGAGCCACCCGCTCTTGTGCGCCATCTCGAGCTGGGCCAGCTTGCCGGTCTCCATCGTCGATTGGAGATTGGCTCGCAGCTTGTTCAGCAGTTGCAGGTAGGTCCACAACTTTTCGCGGTCGGCCTCGGCGCGGGCGGGGCTGTTCTTCCATTGGTCTAGGATGTCCTGTTCCATTGCCTCAAAAGCCGCCAAGAACGCTTCGTTCTCCAGCACTTCCTTGGCGCGGTTGCCGTCGTAGATGCGCTGCTCAATGGTCATCAGGTCTCCAGATAGACGCCGAACGACTCGCCCGTGCTGTAGACGGTGCGCTTGACCCGGTAAGTGCCCGGCGCGCTGATGGTGACCGCGCGTTTCTCATCGGTCAGCACCGCCCACACGTTGTCCGCGCCCGGCGTGTCCGCGTAGACGGTAAAGAGCGCGTCATGCGGCACGCGGCCGTAGGTGGCCGAGAACACGCCGATGGTGACCGGGGTGCCGGCGGTGACCGTCACATCGGTGGAGGTGGCCGCAGTCTTGGCGGCAGCGAGAATGGTCGATTGCGCCATGTCTTATCCCAGGAATCGCAGTTTGTAGAGGGTTTGCCCGTACCGTTGGACAATCTCGTCCACGATGTTTTGAATGGTGGTGCTGTTGCCAAGTTCTTTGCGGTTGCGCTCAATCCACACGCGCTGGGCTTGCAGCGCTTTCACGATGTCGGTGCCGGCCTTGTTCTCCAGCAGCGGGATGTCGCCCAGCCGGTCGTTCAGCCCCTGCCACGTTTCGGCCAGGCTGTCGGCCAGCTCCGGCAGCGCCTCGTAGAACTCCCCGAGCGCCATGTGCTTGGCGTAGGAATCCGTCGTCAGATGCGCGCGGTGCGCCATATCTCGAGCGAGAAACAGCAGCGCGACGAATTGTTCAATCATAGGGACACCAGCAGCAGTTCAACGTCTTCCTCGTCTCTCCAGGTCTCGTAGACCCTGGCGAGCGCCTCGTACTCATTGCGCCGAAGCATCGCGCGCACCCGCTCCTGCTCGGCCACTGCGTTGGCATAGGCCAGCAGCTCGGCCAGCGGCAGAATCTCCACCGGACGCGGCGGCTCAACTTCAGCGGCGGCTGGCTTCTCGTTCGGCGCGTTGACTGGCGCGTCGTCCGGCGTGGCGCTTGGCGCTACATCTGCTTCGTCTTTGGTCGTCGGCTGCTCGGCCAGCGCCGAGGTCGCTTCCTGCGCGGTGGCGAATCCGAGAATCCGGTCGCCCACCCGAACGTAGTAGCGCTTCTTGCTCTTGTAGTCGTAGCCGCCCGCCTTGCGGCCAGCATCAGCGGCGAAGGTGTCCTGCCCGGTCTCGGTGGCCGC